AGCAGTACTACCAGAAGGATCAAATGGTAATGAAGCTAAACTAATATCCACTTCTAGTAACCCATCAGGATATGAATATTGTGTTAGATAAAATACATTTACACTTGAAACTACTCTAAATGCACTTACAATTAATTTACTATCTGTAGTAAACATCATTGACGTTGCATAATTTTTAGCTTGAATACCAAACATAGGAGTTCCATTACCTGCAGAATTTCCAGTTATATCATACTTCCATAAAAATACAGATCCTGGAACACCATTTGGATATGTTGGACTTGTAGAATTAACTGTTGTAAGAATAGTTGTATCATCTACAGCTACTATTGTAGAAACATTTACATAATTTGGGAACAAATTATTGTATGTTATATTTCTATTGAATGTAAGAGCAGCAGGGTAAGAACCTATCCACCATTCTCTCATTGTTCTACCCAATGGATCATGTTTCCAAAACTTTGTAGATGTCGAAGCTATGCCCACTGTTACAAGTCCTGTCAAATCATTATCTATAGGTACTGCAGTAAGAGTGTTATCTATTGGATTAAATTCTGACGTAAGTGTTGGAAAGTCATAAATATTTGTAGACCATACACAAAATTCTTTAGATAAATATTCTGTAGTTGATGTAGACGTTGAGGTTGTAGATGTACTTGTAGTAGTTGTGCTGGTAGAAGATGTAGTAGTGGTAGTTGGTCCATCTATATATTCTATGGTTTCAACATAGAATTCTTTTTTAATTGGGTCGTATTTTACATCTTTATCTATTGGAATGTAATCTAGTTTACTAATTATAACTCTATCAAATTTACTATCATATACACCATGTAATCCTACAGATGTAAAATTATTATCTATTGGGGTTTCTGGAAAATATCTTAGTATTTCAAATGCTAAATGGTCTGTAAAGAATCTATTCATACCAGAACCAAATGCAGATAAATCTTTTGCTTGTGTTCCTTCTATAAGAAATACTTGTCCTCTTTTAGCATCAACTGTTATTTGTCCTTGAGGAATCTTCAATAAAAACTTATTTTGACTTCCTACATATCCAAGATCTGTTTCTGCAAAATCAATTGGAGGAACATCAGTTCTAAAAAAATTAGGATTACCAAAATATGCAGCTTGTGGATTACTTGTATCTACAGTTAAAAGATTGTTGTATAATAATGTTTTGTTCTCAAACCTAACTAATACAGCTTTGTTTTGAATACCATCTAAAGATGTAAGTTTTCCATAGTTTTGAGGAAAATCAAAAAATGATAATGGTTTATACACTAACCAGTTATTAATTCTATTATCAGCATTTGTATTTTGTGGTTCTGAGTATATAGTTCTAAAAGGAAAGTTTGTTAAACAAAAATTATCTTTATAGTCATCTGGAAGATGTGTAAAGAAATTTTCTGTATTTTGTTTTGAAAATGTTGTATTATATGTATATGTATTATCATTAGCTATAGAGACATAACTTTCTTGAAACCAATTATCAGGAATACCTGTTGAAACATGTGGCCAAAAATCTCCTTCTTTATTATTAAATGCTTGTCTTAAATCTACATTGTAAGATGTTTCACAATAGAAGTTAGGAATACCATATGCAAATAAATAAAAATATCCATCATAATATGTTCTATATGTTCCTGCCACTCCTGTTTGTCCTATTACATTTCCAGGAATATTAGGACAATCAAAACTAGTTGCTTTATAAGAAATAATATTTCTCATATTAATATAGTCTTCTAAAATTGATCTTGCAGAATGCCAATATTTAGGATAGGCTACATTGCCTATTTCATCATAAAATATATCTGAATCATCAGGGGCATTAACTCTATTATCAATAAAAAAAGGTAATTTAGTTTTAAAAGCAAACCTTGATATAAATGTATCTCCACCAAAAATTGTAGCAGTTTCAGATTTACTTTTAAAATCAATTCTTTGAAATCCTGTATCAATTGTTTTATATGTATATATCTGTCCCCATTGATTTGGTATAACATTTTTTAAAGAAGCATAATATGAAACAACTTCAATAGGTTGTTCTTGTGCAGGTAAATTACATCTACCACTTAAAGAAATTGTAGTTCTTGATCTATCTACAACAATAGGTTGTCCAGAAGTATTAAGCATATCTGGAACTTGACTTGGAAACTCTAATGCAGTAACTGTTGTTGAAGTATTATTATTAATAATTCTATCTTCTATTGTTTTAATGAATACAGAAGATTCTCTTTGAAAATTATTAATATTATAATTATCTCCAACACTTTGTACCCCAGGGATTAAATAAGAAACTAAATCAATTTCTCTTTGTTTTATTCCTAAATTATTATCAATATCAGCTTTATAGTTATAATCAGCTCTAGAGTTATATGAATAAGCATAATTCTTTCTTGTTATACCATTAGTATAAATAGTAAGGTATGCTTGGTAAGCTGTAAACAACCCAGTAGCATTACCCCCAGCAATAGTTTGTGAATCAAGTAATGCATCTTGTTGTGCTTCTTTAGAAAGAAGTCTATATTTAGCATTATCTCTTACTTGTATAAAATGATCTTGGCCTTTTCCATAAATAACATTTTCTAGTTTTAAAACATTTCCAAGAAATGGTTGACCAAAAGAAGTTTCTGGAGAATTAAATACTTGTCTATATTTTGTTTCTTCATTAGAATTTGCTATTAATGGTAGTACTTCTTTACAATCTAAACTAGATCTTCTTCCTCTATAAAATATTCCAATTGCAGCATAATCTGAGTTGTAAGGATCACTACTACCAAGAAAAGCAGGTAACTTATCTTTTGGTAAAACATCAAAAGGCATTATAAATTGATTATATGCTTCATCACCATTAGCCTCATTATAAACTTTTTGACCAATTTTAACAAGAAAATAAGCATTACCTCCCACATAACTAGCACCCTCTGCACCAGGTATCCAAACACGTTGTGATACTGTATCTGTATTATTACTTGTAAAAGGAGTTCTACTAATGGCCCAGTAACCATAGGGTGTTGTATACCAAGGTACTCGAATAATATCAAAATCTGCTGGACACACATTACCCAAAGGACCACTAGTAATTGTAGGTTTTGTTGCTGCACAAAACTCATATACTGTAGAACCATTTACAAAACTTTCACTTTCAGGGTTATTTATAAAAGTATCAGTTACTTGTGCTGCTCTATTACAGTTTGAATATGATACAGTACTTGTACCAAATACCATAACTAACCAAGGAAAACAAGGATATGCATTATTATATGTTGTTAAAAAAGGGTCTTCATTTAAATCATTATATGGATAGTTAGGAAAATAAAATGATTGTTCCTCTCTTTTATACTCCCCTACATTTCTAAGAATACCTTTTGCAATAATTGATTTATTTGTCCCCCTGTCTCCTCTTAATATTTTAAAGCCTACAATATCATTTTTTTGTTCTGTTGTTAAAGAGGAAGCATTAATAATATCTCCCACTTGTTTAACATCTATTTTAATACCCATGGGAAATACAGCTGTACTACCCATTTCCATATCTTTAATAGAGAAAAAATACTTTTCTTCAAATATTGGACTTACTAATACATCAGGAAATTTATGATGTCTAATTGGTTGTCCAGCTAAATCTCCCCAAATTTCTTCTACACAAGGATATAAATCTTCAGATTCCCAATAAGCAAATTGTCCATATTCATATGGTCCTCTATAGGATGTTGTTTTATTTAAAGCAACTGAATATTCAGGGGACTGACTAATAACTGATGCTGTGTTGTATATTTTCCAATAAGGACTATACCCTATTGTTTCATCTAAACTATAAGAAGTGGGAGTTCCAATAAAATCATTATTAGTTGTGGGAACATCTAAATATGATTCATTAAAGTTTTTATTTCTTCCTGGAATATGAAATCCATCTGTTTGTTTTCCATTCTTTAAAAGAAAACAAATTTCTAATGCATATACTTCATCTCTTAAATATCCTCTTAGGTTTGTAGCATTTAACTCATCAGAGTAATCTTGTGTAGCAGGTATTCTCCAAGTTTCCCATTGAAGAGAAATTTGATTTGCTATAGATTGATAATTTACTCTACTTACACTTGTAAGGTCACTCCATATTAATATATCTTGTGCAGAAGTTAAATCGTTTGCAATTTCATAATAAGGTTGCTTTTCAAATATATCACTTATTGCTAATCGTATATTAGTTACATTTTGTCCTGTGTATGTAAGTTTTTCTACAGGGTTATTAATAAAGTATGTACCTACTAGTTCTACAGATGATACACCATTAACTGTTTTAATAACAGCCATGTTGTAATATTGAAATTGTCCTGTAGAATCTAAATTTGATATCTCTAGAATAACAGACTTTCCTACATTATAATTAAAGTTTGGAGTAGTTAATTGAGGATCAGCTATAGGTGTGGGATTAGTAACTGAATAGTAGGATGTATATGGGTTACCAGCTGAGTCAGCATATTGAATAGCAAACTGTACAGTTCCTGCTGTTAAGTTTCCTCCACTAACAACATCAAAAACATCAATATTAGGAATATTAAAATTAGGTTGAAGGTTTAATTGATTACAATCAATTTGATCTGTATATATAAGATTACATTCTTCTGAGTTTGCTGCTAATATATAAGGAATAGTATCAGGGTTTAAATCTAAATATCTTCTAGGGTTTAATCCATCTGTCCAATATATTTCTGTTGTACAGTTTGTAATTTTATGTACAACTTTATTAATAGGATAATTAATATCAAAATTTAAACAAGGGGCAGATATAAACGTGTGGTAGATACAATCATTATTATCCATATAACCAATCTGTGAATTATTGATTAAAGGGTTAGTAATAAAGAATACATGTTTATTTTTTTCTTGTATAAAATGACTTCCTATAAGAACATAATCTGTAGGAAATTGTACACAAAATTCATTACCAGGTTCATTTTGATAACTAGCTGAGTTAGCATCAAAGTTTTCCATATTAGCATTAAGAGCATATGTTAGTGAACCTTTAGGAATCTGATTAACAGATTGGTCCATATTAAGGCCTGAAGAAGCTGTATTATATTCTTGGTTTACATTACTTTGATCACCACCAAGTATTTTTTTAATTTGATCTAATTCGTCTGCCATAATGATTAATTATTACGTCTTCTACCATATCTATTTGTACGATTGGGAAGCTCATACATATTAAACTTATTTAATTGCTGTTTCATTCTATTCATCTTTGTATAGACATCTTGTTTTTTAATTTCCATTTCAGCCATTATATATGCTTCATCTGATAATTGTTTATAGTATTGAAGCTTTTGTTGTAACTGATTAAATGTCTCATCATTAGTTTGATTAGTTAACATTTCAAAAACTTTATATTTAATGAAGTGCTCAACATACTCTCTAATACGATAGTTATCAGGAACTAATTGATTTCCTATTTCATCATAGTCTGTAGCATACATAATTAAATGAACAACCCCTGTTCTAAAGTTTGTTACAAATTTATTACCTCTTACATCAAAAGAATCATAAGCAGAACCATAAGGAACATTTCCTGTAGCATTATGCTGACCATATAAATCTAAGTTACTACTGTAATTTACATCACAGTTGTGTCTTGTAGATATATTACCAGGTTTAAGCAAATAAGCTTGTTTGTATGATCTTGCTTGTTGTGAATTAGTTTTGTATACAGCTTGTACAATATCTGGCATACATTCTGTACATCCTGATGTACAACTTGTATTTGTACAGGGAGTTCCATTAAATGTGATAGGAGCTATTTGTATTGTTGTAGAACCTGTTTGAGAGTAAAATGAATTAGCTGATTGATATGGAAGTAAAGGTATTTCTGCACACATCCAAGCTTCTCTTACAGCATAAAAGTTATCAGGAAGACGTGCTTCAAAATCTTCTATATGTAGAGCTGTTTCAGCTATAACATAACTTGATTTTCCTAGTTTCTTTAGACATTTATCTAAGTATGTAGGGAATAACAAATCATCTACTGCAGCTGTGTCAAAATAGCTCTTAAGCTCTTCTTTAACTGTTGAGTAAACTGGTTCAGGACTAATAAAATTATATTTATAATAGAAGCTCATTGTTTTTATTTTTTAATATTCCACTCACAATAAATATGTTGATATTTATTATCAGTTTTAATATAGTGTGATAATAATCTTGAAGTTGTTCTTAGTGGTTTAAAATACCATAAATTTGAGAATCTAAATCTAGCAGGATCTTTAAACCAATGCCAACCAAAAAAGAATCCTTCTGTATGATAATTAAAGTTGTATATAACTTTTCCTTTTTCTTTAGTTTTTTGCCAATCAATAGGAAGATTAATAAACTCTTTTGTTCCATTACTCTTCATCTTCCTTCTTTTTTTCTTATTAATAGAAAAATCTCCAAAACCACAAGGAAGTTTTATTTTTTCTCCAGTCTCAAGAATATAATCTCTGAATGCTTCATTAAAAGAATATACTATTATTCTCCAATCATTATACGAAAGAGATATCTCAGGATAAGCTTTACAAAATGCTATGTAATTATCTTTACTTGCAGATCTGAATTCAACCTTTACTCGCATATATTAACTAGTTGGTTTTGAGTTTGGGGCTTGTCCATCTACACCATCTTCTGATTGATCAGTTTTTATTGCAAAATATGTAGATATAAGTTTTTGAGAAGTTAGTTGTAACACTTGCTGTTCTAAGTATCCTGGAACTGGAAATTCTTTATCTAATGGATTAATACATATATCATCTTCTGAATAACTTCTTCCACAATTACAATCTTCTGAATACATAATACTGTTAGGAACATCTTCTTCAAAGAAAGCTACAAATCTAACAGCTTGTAAATCTGGATTACTTATATATAAATATCCATTTGATATCCAAAAATATGCTTCTTTTTTAATTACAGGAAGTTTTAAAAGATTTGTATATCTATTTACAGATATTTCTTTAAACTTTGTAGCCTTACCCCCTAGGGCATTAATAGAGTACACTCCTTGAATAACATATTGATAGTTACCTTCTGATATCCTTGGAAGTTTTTCTTTGCTTCTAGCTACTGTACATTCGTCTACATAATCACAACATTCAGACAAAGGAACTTCACACATTTCTAAACAAGGAATTGTTGTAAAAAGTGTGTCTGTAGCCCACAGCTTTCTAAGATTTGTTTCTCTTTTAATTAATAATAAAGAATTATTTCTTATTTCACTTAGTATGGCTCTGTCTGTTATTAAAGAATCAGTTGAGAGTAACTTGTGGGTTGCCCTAACATCTGATACTAATTTTCTTCCTGTACTCATATTGTTTTATATTCTACTCTCGAATTCTGCAATTCTTCCTTTAATAGGATGATACACTGTAGCAATTCCAGCTCTAATGTTATTAACGTAATTATTATCTAAGTGCCATCTATCTGTTCCTGATAATGAAGGCATTTGTTGAATTCTAACACCCTTTATTTCTTTAGCCATATAATGGTGTTTATCTCCTGTATGCACTTCTCTATATGTAGAACAACCAAAAGCTTCACTGTTTTTTCCTGTTGCAAATAATAAAGGCAAATCTTCTATTTTACAATTACCATGATGGTATCCAATAAATGTGTTGCCCAATAGTACAACTTTTGTTGTAGAATGTTCTCTCTGAAATGTCACTCTTGAATCTGCTCTAAAAAATACTTCTAACCCATGTGCTAGATAAAAAGATTTAGTTCTATCATGGTTTCCTTGTACTAAAATAACTTCTACATTATTAGCATGATTTAATAAAAAAGAAATTGATTGTACTAATAAATCAAATCCTTCTTCATATTCTTTATCATAACTAACTAATACATCTTGTGGTGTACCATTAGTAGTTTGGTTTTGATAATTATCTGTATGAAAATAATCATTAGAAATTGGAAAAACTATTTTGTTTATTCCATATATTGTATTTATATCAGAAATTAACTCTGTTACAACTTTAAGATATTGTAATTTTTTATCTTCAATTGTTTCCCCTTCTAATGTTTTTTTACCTAAGTGAAAATCTGCTATAGAAAGTTCTACATCTATATTAGAATCTATATGTGTTCCAGGAACTTTATGGGCTATATAAAAAGGTTTATAATTTTCTAAAAATTTAGAAAAGTCTTCAGGGGAGTAATCCTTTGGTTGTTTTAATTTACTAAATACTGAAGAAGTGAATTTTCCTGAAGGAAGCATTTTAGACCAATAGTTTGTAATAACATATTTGTCTAAATTTATTTTATGTAGTTTTGCTAATTCTATATCATCTTTAGGGTCGTAATCTGTAATTATAGTACTTTCTATAGTTCCTTTTTCAACATTTACTTTTTTTTCTTCCCCATAATTTTTAACAACTTCTTCTGGTTTTTCTTTAAGCTCTTTCATAAGCTCTTCTACCTCTTGTTCAGTTATCCCAAGTTTTTCAGCATAAAACTTTTTACTTCTTTTTTGACATAACAATTTTTCTAATTGATATAACAATACATTATTTTCAGTCATAAGAAATTTGTATTAATTAAAATAACGTAAAGGTATAAAAAAAATAGTTTGAATGAACAAATATATATTATTAAATAATAAAAAACTCTCAGATAATAAATTACCTGAGAGTAAACCCAAAGAAAACCAACAAACTTTAGAGTTTTATATATTTACGCACCACACAAATTAATACTAATAATTATACCTCCAACAATTTCTGTTACTTCTTGTGTAATTAAATCTGTAATATAAAAACCATCTGGTAGTAGTGTACAATTTGTATCTATACCTTGGTAAACAGTTTCTCCAATACTAAAAACAGCTAATTGTCCTGGTTGTGCTACCATTAATCCATCAGGAAGGTTTACAAAATATTCAACAGAAGCTAAACAAGCGTTAGTAAAAGAATCTGTAAAAATAAACTCTGGCCCTGTAGGAGGAATATATTTAAAATTAAAATCTTTAGTAATTAATCCTTCAGGTCTTTCACAAGGGGGTTCTGCTAATGTTATATCAACGTAGTTAATACAAAACTGTGCTGTTGATTTTACTCTAACTATTGTTGTAAAATCTGGAACCAATAAAGAAGAATAACCTGCCTCTAGGCTAGCTTTATCTACGCCCACTTCAAAAGGAACTATAAATGCATCTAAATTTGAATATAAATTAAAAGGACCACTATCTATTCCTGCTGTTGTTAATGTTATATATACTGTCATATTATTTATTATTAGCAATCAATTGTTTCTTTAATCTCAGCATTTGTTAAAACAAGAGTGGCAACATTTATACATCCTGTATAATATGTTCCTCCATCTCCAGGTACAAGTCCTCCTACAGATTCTCCTAGGCAATCTGTTGCAACCCAGCTACCTCCATCTATTGATAATGCATTTAAACCTTGGTCTTTACATAAAGCAGGATTTAAAGTGGTAGATGTAGTTGTGGTAGTAGGCAAACAATTAATAATTGTTTGACAATCAATAGCATTATTTACTAAATCAATAAACTGTTGACCACATAAAAAAGTATTTATTTTTTGTAATGCTACATCAATAGTATCTTTAGGATTAATTCCTAAACAAGACAATGGTGGTCCTGAGTAACAAACTTCTTTGGCTGGTTTACATTTACAATTAGTACCTCCACAAGAATTTGAGGGATAACAATTTCCATTACAACCACAATCTATAAATGCTGTCATATTATATTGGGATATACATTATATAATAACAACCTATTGTTGGTTGTGTGTTAATATGCGCTTGATTTTGTCCAGCAGTTGCTAGAGTTGTAGTAACTGTTAAATCTACCTGTGATGTTAGTTTATTATTGTCTATTCTTGTTAACTTCTCTAGTTCAGGAAAACCATTACCCCAACCTCTAGGATCTTGTCTAAACCCAATAGTGTGATCATGGGGATTAGGACTAACTTCAGATGTAGCTATATGACTGTGACTAGCTATTTGGGGTTCTGTTAATGTGACAAAATTTACCCCAGTTCTTGTACCTACTGCATATGTTGGATTAAATA